CGCATACAGTTCTGCATCTGCTGTATTTCAATGGCGACCAACTACCTTTAGTTATGATTTGCAATACATTGTTGTTGCTTATGCAGACAGCATCACAGGCACAGGCATTTCAGCATCGCCAACTGGAAAAAGCTATTACGGCTTGTTCAATTCATCTTCTACTACGTACAGCGCGGTTGCTTCAAATTACACATGGTTTTTGGCGCAACCTACTTTCGGCTCAGTATACAAACTTGCTTACATAAACCGAGGAAGCAGAAGATTCAGCACGGCAACCGCACTTGCTGGTTATGCGGCTGGCACTGCGGCTTATGTGCCTACGGCTGGTTTTGATTCGTCAATATGGTCTGCTTTGCCTGATGGAACAAACTTCATTGATTTGGATGTTCGCACAGGACAGCTAACCAAAACAGGCACAACAAGCGTAGGCACAGGACAGATTGCTATTGCAAATAATCCTGATGGAACTTTGGTAGGTTCACTTGCTCAATTTTTGGATTTTGGTGGCGCTGGTACTTTCACAAGTACAGTAGCGCAATTAACTATTGACATTTATGGTCGCGTGGTTGGAATTATCCCGCCTGATAGCTTCTTCTTTTCATCGCAAGATTTCACTGCAACCGCAAGTCAAACTGTTTTTACTCCAACTGCTAGGGTTGCTGGTTACATAACAGGCCAAGATTTGGTTTACCAAAACGGCGTATTGTTAGATACAACCGAATACACAGAAAACGCAACAACCGTGACGCTTGGAACGGCTTGCACTGTGGGCGATAGAGTCAGCATTATTAGTATGCGTTCAGTAGCGGCTAGCACTTTCTATCAAGATTCTGGAATGAATTACTCTAGCGGCACAGGCACAACAACTTTAACTTATATAAATTTGCCGCACTTCACAATTTTTGCTGGTGATGTTTTAACATTTTCAAATGTTGGGTCGCCAACGCAATACACTGTTTCAACAATTAATTACGTGACAAAACAAATTGTGTTTACAGCCGCGTTTACTGCAACCGCTGGCAGTGAGGTGTACAGAAGAATTGCAAGCGGCGCAACTTATCGTTCATTCAGTAGGTTTACAAACACGCTTACAGCGGCTTCGTCATTTACGCCGACAACATTCCAACTTGTATCAGGTTCAGAACAATTTTTCTTAAATGGAACAATTGTGAACGACCAAGATTATGATTTGGTTGGCAACACGGTCAACAATTTTCCATCAAACGCGACTGGTAATTTCACAACCATACAATTTGCGCCAAACAATTTAGGCGTACCAAATGGAGTGCCGCAAGCAGTTACAACATTTACTTCAAATGGCGTTGCTGTATATAGTTATTCGTTTACGCCAGCATTCTTTGAAATTTATGGCAATGGTTGTTATTACATACAGGGTACAGATTACACGACTGCAATAGGCAGTTACACGCTTATTCCAACACCAAACAACAACACGACAATTCTTGTTCAACAAACTTTTGACGCAGTAGGAGCCGCATAACATGACACAAGCATTTAATCTTTCACAACTTGCCAATGGCGTTGATACATCTGGGCGACTTAACGCGGCGGCGAATTTATATAACCAAGTACCGGTTGCAAACGGCGGCACTGGCGCGGCAACATTAACGGCAAATGCTGTTTTGATAGGCAATGGCACAAGTGCTGTTACGGCTGTAGCGGCTAGTACAGCAGGGAATGTATTAACTTCAAATGGCACAACTTGGACTTCTGCGGCAAACCCTGCGGCAAGCGGTGTGAACGTGGTTACTGTTGGCGTTGCATCAGGTACTTGGACAAAACCAGCCACTGTCAAATCAATTAAGGTCACTGTTGTGGGTGGTGGTGGTAATGGAGGCAATGTAAGTATTCCTTCATCACCAACTACCGGTACCAGAACTGGCGTTGGCGGCGGCGGCGGTGGTGGTGGTTCTGCAATAAGATTTTATCCAGCCGCTTCAATTCCCGGCCCGCAACCATATACAGTTGGAGGAGCTAGTGGTACTTCATCATTTGGCGTTGCGCCTATTACCGTTATTTCTGCAACAGGCGGCGCGGCTGGAACCCCAGTATCTTCACCCAGCGTAGTTGGAGTCCCTGTTTCTGGCGGTACAGGTTCAGGGGGTCAACTAAATATAAAGGGAAGCGGAAGCGGCTATGGGGATACTGGCGCCAATGGCGCCAGCGGAAGTGGCGGTCCTTCAATAATGGGCGGTGGTGCAAATGGAAGGGCTTTTGCGCCTGGCGCAATAAATAACGGTTTAGCTGGAGGCGCATATGGCGGCGGTGGTAGCGGCGCATATATTTCTGCTAATCCCACATCCGCAATGAATGCGACTGGCGGTGCAGGCGCGGCAGGTGTAGTAATTATTGAGGAGTTTTATTAATGAAAGCATTAATTTCAATCATTGAACCACGTTACACAGGTTATCGCGTAGCGCAAGTTGTTGATGATGGAATTATTTTTCCAGTCAGCGAAGAAATGTTTTGGTACGATTGTGCAAGTGATGTGGTGGCAGACGAATATTGGTATGACCCTGCCGACCAAACAATTAAACCCAATCCGCAAGACATTACAGAGGCTTAACCATGTGCGACCAACTCAGTTCATTTGTTGTTAATCAATACGTTCATTTAAAAGAATTTCTTGCAAAAGAATCTTGTGATGAATTAACAAATGAACTGAAGCGGTTGGTTGCTGAAAAGCAAACGGTACAAGACAGCCAATGTCCGAAGTCAGAAGCCATACACGGCGCAATGGCGTTTGATAAATTGCTGGTTGACTTGTTACCGCACTTTGAAAAAGCATCTGGCAAACGGCTTTACCCAACTTATTCGTATGCGCGGCTTTATGCACCCGGCGATGAATTAAAGAACCATACAGACCGCGAATCATGCGAGATAAGCGCGACCATCACCCTTGGGTTTGAAGGCGATGTGTGGCCTATCTACATGGGCGACAGCATGGAGAAAACCAACGCAAGCAGGGTAGATATGGCTGTGGGGGATGCCGTCTTATATCGCGGCATGGACAAGCATCATTGGCGCGAGGTTTACACCGAAGGCAAATGGCAAGCACAAGTGTTTTTGCATTACGTAGACGCTGATGGCAAACACGCCGAATGGAAATTTGACAAGCGCAAATCACTTAACTTGCCTGTGGAAGATATGCGTTACCGCGTATTCACTGACATATTGACACCCGAAGCCTGTGATTCGTTAATTAGGCTTTACACCAAAGACGAAATTCCAAAAGAAGAACCAGTCATCGGCACTGGTGATGGCGCAATTGACTTAACTGTGAGAAATGTTAAGCGCGTAATGTTGCCCACGTACAAGGACATTGGCGGCAGATTGGCGGCGGCTGGTCTGTCTGCTAATCACCACGCTTGGAAGTTTGACGTTACCCATGCCAACCAAGCTGAATTTCTTGCCTACCCTGCTGGCGGTCGTTACACGGCGCACGTTGACACCTTTATTGCTCATGGCGAGGAATGCCGCAAATTGACGGTATTAGCTTTCCTAAACGATAATTTCAAGGGTGGGCGGTTCTATTTGCAAGACGGTCATGAACGGTTTTACCCGCCACAAACCAAAGGCACTGTGCTGGTGTTTCCATCGTTCATCATGCACGGCGTGGAAGATGTTGAGGAAGGCAATCGGTACAGTGTTGTGTGTTGGATGGTCGGCAAATTTTTTAGGTAAAAAAATGGCAACAATTGATTCTACTGATGCACGTTTGTCCACGCATGAGGAAGTTTGCGCGTTTCGGTATGAAGCCATTAACGCCCGCTTAAAACGTATTGAAAGCATCATGATTGCGGCGGCTGGCTTGATGATTGTTAGCATGACAGGCGTGATTTGGACTGTCTTGTACCACGCTAAGTGAGAACAAAATTGACCCCGTAAGTCTGCTGTTTGCCGCCAACGCTATATGCGCGGCAATTAAAGAAGGTTGTGAACTTTACAAGCAAGTCAAAACCGCTGTGGTCGAAGTGGTGGACACGGCAAACGAAGTTAAAGAAATTGCCGATGAAGTGGGCGGGTTTGTCGGCGCAATAGTTAAATGGTTTAAACCCGCACCAACCAAGCCTACTGTTAAGCCCAAGAAAGCAAAGCCCAAATTTAGGGAAGTCACCGAGCATGACATCATTGATGACATTGCCAAAAACTTAATTCAGTTTTTTAAAATACAAGAACAACTGATTTCCATCTTGCGTGAAGATGAGCTACGCACACAGACGGTTTACGACCCGAGCCAAAACCTGATGGAAGCCGCGCTTAACAGGGTGCTTATGCTGGAACGGCTAGCGCAAATTGAGGAAACAATTAGGTACGCAATGACCTACCAAGCCCCGCGTGAGCTTGGTGCGCTGTACAGCAAGGTATTCGACATGAAGGCGACAATACAGGAAGAACAGGATAAAGCGAGGGCGAAGATTGAAGCGGAGGCGAGAGTTAAGTTATGGCAACAAAATCAGGAAAAGGGAAAATGGCGGCTTCGGCTCGCAATCCTTCTGGCAACTCTGTTCCTAATTGGATACCTCCACCTATGGCTACAAATAATCCTCCGCCAAGCCAAGACGATACCGCTTACTTAATCGTCATTGTTCTGCTGTGCGTGGTGCTTGTAGGGTTTGCGCCCATCTTGATTGATATGTATTTTGAAACGAAAATGCAAAAAGAACAGAACAAAATAGAGATGGAAAACCTAAAACGCTTACGGCGTGAAGTTGAAAGGATGATTCGTGAAAAAACTTGAAGAAAACTCTACTTACAACCAGTTCGATACCAACCACGATGGAATTGTGACCGATGAAGAATTGGTGCGGTCTGAACGCATGATGATGATTGACAACATGGACAAGCTAGCCGACCAACAACGGCTGATGGCTTGGGTTGCGCTGGGCATTCCATTTGCCACCATTGTGTTGCTGTCGTTGCCGTTCATACCCGATACCAGAGTGAATTTAATCATGGGGCTAGCTACCACCTTTGCCGCTACGATGGGCACGATTGTGGTGGCTTTCATGGCGGCTACGGCATACATCCGAGGCAAGGTAAATGATGCGTGATTTGCTGACAGGATTTCTTGCGCTTGCGCTGTGTTTTGGCGGCGGTTATTTTTATGGCAAACACGTTGAAGCCGAAGCACAAGCCGCTGAAGTCGCACGACTTAACACCGAAGCACGGCAAAAAGAACAAGCCCTGACCACCGCAGTTAACACGACAGCCACCGCATTGAGGACTGAAAATGAAAAGACAAACAAAGCAATACTTGACCGCAACCGCGCTATTGATGATGGCACTTACAGGATGCGCCTCAAAACGACCTGCCCCGTACCAGCCGCCACAGATACCGCCATTGCCAGCGGAGATAACTCAGGAGAAGCACGAACCGAGCTTGACGCAGAAACTGGAAAAACTCTTTTCGCAATAGCCGAGGAAGGCGACCGCGCTATTCGCAAATTAAACGCTTGCATTGACCTGTACAACAACGCGATGGAATCGCAGAAAGGGAAACCATGAGAACGAACTTTGAGGACGCTTTAGAGGCTTTATTGAAGCATGAAGGGGGTTACGTCAACCATCCAGCCGACCCGGGCGGGATGACCAATTTAGGCGTTACCAAGCGTGTTTGGGAAGAATGGAAAGGGCAAGCAGTCGATGAAGCCGAGATGCGAGCATTGACACCAGAAAAAGTTGCCCCGCTTTACAAAGCCAAATATTGGGACATGGTGCATGGAGACAGGCTACCAAGCGGCGTTGATATGTGCGTCTTTGATTGTGCGGTTAACAGCGGCGTTAAGCGGGCTTCCAAGCTGTTGCAACGCGCCATAGGCGTGGACGATGACGGCGTGATTGGTCGCAATACTCTTGCGGCTTTGGAAAATTTACCGCCCGAAGATATTATTGACCGTTTTTGTGCCGAGCGATTGTCTTTCCTAGAAGCGTTGCCGACATTTGCAACCTTTGGAAAAGGCTGGTCTCGCCGTGTGGCTGGCGTAAAGACTGAATCGCTGAATCTTGCATGATGGCAATGGCATTGGCTACCAAACAAAGTACGCCAATGCTTATTGCGCCTCCAAGGAACAGCACAAAAATCAGAACTAACAAATCAATTGTTTGCATGGTCATGGTTGGTTGGTTTTTGTAGCCAAACAATTCCGCACTTCGTACAGCGATAGGCGATGCCTTGACGCACGACAGTTCTTTTGTCGCCGTGAAGCCCAACCATCTTGCCGTTAAAAGTGCGGATTTGTTCAATCATTTGTTGCCTGATAAAGCCTTTGCATAAGTGAACACTTGCGCTTTGTAGTTAATGTCCTTTTTGGCTTGGGCTTTTTTTGCCCATTCTTGGCCTTGCAATCTGCGCCGCAATTCATCATCGCGCACCCAAATGCTTGGCGTTCCATCGTTCCATTCAAATGCTGATTTAACTTGGCTCATGTGTTTTTATCCAAAATAATTTCTTGTAATTTTTCAATTGATTCGCAAAGATTGTGATGCAAATAATCGGGCAGTTCACACTTTGCAGAAAACGACCACGATTCCAATGCCGACAAAAGTTTAATAATTTTGAGTGCTTCTTCTTTTGTCATTTCAATCCCCTGATGTAAATCGCAAAGCTATGCAATGTGTCTTTGCCAAACCCTTCCATCTTCAGGATGGCATCGGCAACTTCATCAATAACTTTGTCTCGATAAGGATTTAATTGCATTGATGATTGCATTGCACGTTTGCGCCACAGGCTTTGCAATTCCAATTCATTTGACGTTCCAATTTCTTTTGTCATAACAAATCCTTTTTAACGTAAAAAGCCATCTCGTCTTGGCTTGACTGCATCGCGGAATGAAAACAGCTTGGCGTGTTGTGGGTTAACCAAAGCAAACAAACGCCCGATGTAAGGGATGATGTTGTTGTTGATTTTCCAGCCGCTGTCGGAATTCTCTGCCAAGTTGGAATGATGGCGCAACACTTCAATGATGACCCGCGCCGAGTAATGTTTAAAGCCAGCGTTAATCACGCGATACGCTTCTTGTTCAAACGCCATCCAAATGTGGTGATTCTCTGGTATCCAGCACAGGAATTCATCGCTAAACAATTCTTTATTTTCAAACACAATATCTTCAATCATTTTTAATCCTTTTTGATTTGGCGACTTACAGGCAAGCCACGCGCCGTTTTCAATAACAGTTTGTCGTGCAGTTGCTTCCATAGCAACAAGTCGTACAAGTCACATATTTGCCGTTAATGTAGTAGCTGTGCGTTGAGCAAGCCGCCCACGCACTTGCGCTGGCAAACACAATGTAAAGAGCAATCAGTTTTTTCATGTTAAGTCCTTTCAAAATGGAATATCGTCATCGGGCATATCGCGGTTGCGATTCGGTCTAGGTTCAGCCTTCGGCTTTTCTTTGTCGTATGGTTCATTGATATACGCATAGCCATTCCATTCAAGCGGAACTAAATCCAGCTTTAGCATTGGGCCATGCTTGCTGTCAATGATTGCACCAATTTTTTGGTATTTCTTTTTTGTCTCGCCTTGTGCGTTGACGTATTCGCCAAGCACGGCGGTAACTTCTTTGTGTGCCATTATTTATTTTCCTTTGCTAATTCAGCTTGCTTCTTAATTGCACTGCGGACTTTGCTTTCCAGCTTTGACCACAGTGCCACTTTTTCATCGCCATCAGTGATGCCGATGTAATTCTCATACGCGCCGTGAACATCGTCAGCGGCAAAGCGTTCACCGATTGCGTCAATCACGTCTTGCAATACAGCTTGGCGATTGGGCGGTATTGATTCCCAAGACCCTTGCGTGGGCGATATACGCGACACAGGCTTGCTTGCCGCATTGCCATCATCATCTTCTGGCGCAAGCCCAGTGGCGGCTAACAGGCTGTAACGGCGAGCATAAGTCGCGCAACTGCCTATGCCTTGTGCAT